ATGCCTAAACACCCCATAGATTAGGTCTTACTGTCCCATGACCATAATCAATTCTCTGAACTGCACCTTTCCCATACCTATCATAATACATATCAAAAACATTTGCCATCTTCTCAGAACGAGTTACATCTATCCGTGTCTCTCCTTCCACCACATACGTTACATTAAATGCATCCGTAGGAAGTTTTTTATCTTGGGTTTTATCTAGAGTTGTTTTCTCTAGAATAATCTCGCAAGAATAAACTGAAGGATCAAACTTCTTCTCTGGTTTTGGTTTAAGTTCATCAGACATTGTTTCTCCTCTCTTCCGCATTCCACCAGCTTTTACGGTCATGAGCGATTACCCCACTGAATATCTTGATAGGCTTGCTTCACATTATCAAGTGAAACATTATACTTAGTTTCTAAATCCTTATCCTTTACAAGAACTAATATCTCTGCTTCTTTTGGATGAAGTCCTTGAAGTAAATCAATGAACATCATTTCTCTACGTACTGTAGATAGTGAACCATTACCACCTTGTACATAGTGGTAGAAGTTTTGATACTCTCTACGGATGGTTGTCTTATTTCTACCATCTAAGTCCTGTCCTGTTGCTGATTCACCTCCTCGTGCCTCTCTAGCAATGTTCTCTGAGAGACTGCCAGCAAATGTAGTCTGGGCATTAGACTCGCCGTATGGAACCTCTCCTGGTGGTAATAGACTGATCACAGAACTATCAAAGTTCCAAACAAAAAGAACCTTTAAGCAATCATGTTCATAATTTTTAAGAACTTCTACCTTCTTGGCATTACTATTCTGAGCATCTGCTAATGATAATACCTCATGTATAAAAGGATTAATAGGAAGAGAATCTGTAGCAGGTGCTGCAGGAGTTCTAGGTTTAGAAGCTGGTTTTGCTTTAGACTTTGCTGGTAACTTAGGACCAGTATTCTTAGCAGGTCTACCCCTCTTCTTCGGTGTCGTCTTCGTCGTTGTCTTGTGTTTCAATTCTTAGGGCTAAAATTTCATCGGGAACTAACTGTCCATTTGCATCAAACATTTCTGGATGAGTATACACTACTTGAGGTGTTGTTTCATATGAATGTTGTCTTGCCATCCATCCTATCATACCTCCTACTAATAATGCAAGAAATGACACAACTGTTGTTAGTGTCAGTGTTACTATGGTCATGTCCATAATACTCCTCCAAGAGATTTACTTTTTTCTGATGTCTAAGTAAAAGTTAAAGTGAAAAATAATTTCTCTATTCCAAAGAGCAATTAACTTTCCAAACTTTACTTGAAATGTTTTTGGTGGGTCTGGTTTTCTCCTCCTATTTCTTAACAGTACTTCCACTCCCCGATTCATTTCGGGTTTGCTTTTATTTAGAGTTCTTTTTTCTCCTTCCTGGCTTTCGGTCACGACTATACCTCCATGCATCTTCTAGTATACCGTACAAGTAAGCTCTTATCTTACGTGCTTTAGGTTTTGGTATATGTCCATATGCTTCAAGCAATTGTTTGTGATTGTTGTCAGCACCTCCTTTAATGTATTGTTCAAGTTCTAATACTTGATCAGATATTTCAGCAGCAGTAGAACTCTCAATGAAAGCATCTACTTCATATTTTTTTGTCTTACGATATTCCAGAAACTGATAAAACTTAAGTTGCATCTTACCATCAAACGCAAGTTCGATGGCATGTTCAATCATATCATATACAGTTTCAAAGTCGTCAACGTTTTTCATTAGACTAGTTTCTTCTCCTTAAGATACTGAACTGTTTCTGTGCATCCACCAAGATTGGTAGAATCTATGACCACTTGAGGGAATGTAGTTCCCTCACCAAACTGACCATAGAATGACTGCTTATCAAAATGCTCATCTAATTTATAAACAACATGTCTTAACTTTGCCAACTCTAACACTTGCACTACCTTTGTGCAATAAGGACATCCTTCTTTGGAATAAACAGTAAAATTCATACTGACTGTCTAAAATTTTATTTAGTTTGAGCAACTACTGAAGCCCAATCAGCATCAAATAATTGCAATCCTTTGTCTGTAAGAACATGGTTATACATTTTCTCAAAGACTGATGGTGGCATCGTTACTACATTAGCACCAAGAGCAAAAGAAGTAGACACTGCTTTCACTCCTCGGATAGAAGCAGAAAGAATTTCAGTTTTTATCCAATGTCTTTGATAAATCTCAGCAATATCTTTGATTACATCTAACCCATTAACTGAATTATCATCAAGTCTTCCTACAAATGGTGAAACATATGTTGCTCCTGCTTTAGCAGCAAGAATTGCCTGTGCTGCATCAAATATTAATGTTACATTGACCTTAATATTATCCCTTGATAGATGAGCACAAGTAAGAAGACCATCGGGTGAACAAGGAACCTTGATAGTAGCAACTTCTTCAAACTTTGAGGCAAGTCTAAGACCCTCTGAGGTCATTGTTTTACTATCACCTACTACTTCCATACTAATATCCCTTATACCCTCGTCAGCAAGCTCCTGGTAGACCTCTTCGGGGTCTCTACCACTCTTTCTAATCAAGGTAGGGTTAGTAGTAACACCATCTATCAGTCCTGTAGCAAAATGCTTTTTAATAATTTCAGTGTCAGCAGTATCCAAAAAGATTTTCATAAGAATAATTTAACTAATGTATCTATAAAAGAATAAAAAAAAGAGACCCTTTTGTGAGGGTCTCTTGAATATAACACATTGATTGAGTTTTATCAACCAACAGAAGGAGCAGAAAGTAAAGCAACTTCTGAAGACTCTGCAGATGCAAGGTCTAGAGGGAAGTTGTGTGCATTTCTTTCATGCATAACTTCCATACCTAGGTTTGCTCTGTTAAGAACGTCACCCCATGTTGGAATAACTTTTCCGTTTACATCTACAACTGATTGGTTGAAGTTGAATCCGTTTAAGTTAAATGCCATTGTACAGATACCCATAGAGGTTAACCATACACAGATAACAGGCCATGATGCTAGGAAGAAGTGAAGACTTCTACTGTTGTTGAATGATGCATACTGGAAGATAAGTCTACCAAAGTATCCATGAGCAGCAACGATGTTATAAGTCTCTTCCTCTTGTCCAAACTTGTATCCATAGTTCTGTGAATCTAGTCCAGTTGTTTCACGGATGAGTGAACTGGTGACCAAGGAACCATGCATAGCAGAGAACAAAGCACCACCAAACATACCTGCCACACCTGCCATGTGGAATGGATGCATGAGGATATTATGTTCCGCTTGGAAGACAAACATAAAGTTGAACGTCCCTGAGATTCCCAACGGCATACCGTCAGAGAATGATCCTTGTCCGAAAGGATAGACCAAGAAGACTGCAAAGGCAGCCGAGACTGGGGCAGAATAAGCAACACAGATCCAAGGTCTCATTCCTAAACGATAAGAGAGTTCCCACTGTCTGCCCATGTAAGCAGAGATTCCAATAAGGAAGTGGAAGATAACCAACTGATAAGGACCACCATTGTACAACCATTCGTCTACTGTTGCTGCTTCCCAAATTGGGTAGAAGTGTAGACCTATAGCGTTTGATGAAGGAACAACTGCACCAGAGATGATGTTGTTACCATACAAGAAAGAACCCGCTACTGGTTCTCTGATTCCGTCGATATCGACTGGAGGTGCTGCTATGAAAGCAACGATGAAACATGCTGCTGCTGTGAGTAAGCATGGGATCATGAGTACACCGAACCATCCAACATAAATTCTGTTGTTAGTTGATGTTACCCACTCGCAAAACTGCGGCCATCCTGCTAATAAACCTTGCTCTCTTTTTGAAAGAGTTGTCATTAGTCCAACTTTAAGTAGAGCTGATAGGGAGTCAGCGGAACTTAGGTATCCTTCAGTACCCTTAAAACCTGAAGGTAGGATGAGAGATATTATGACCCCATGATCTCGGTTAGGGGGAATATATGATGAGCATACGCTCACCCAACTTATTTATTATAAAGGAATGTTAAGCAAATGGCAAGCCCTATGTGCCACTACATGAGGTGGTATCATCCATCACATGGTACATATATATTAACATTAGTTTTGCTAAATAACGATAGGTATATT